CTGTCGCGCGTCCGCTCCCGGAGCCGTTGAAAAAACTTAGCAATAGCCGGACCAAAACGGCTGGAATTAACGGCGACCGTGAGGTGCGGCTCTTCCATGCGCTCCATGATGTGGCCCAGCGAGCCGAGAAACTGACTGGTCGCGCACCGGGCGTTGCGATCGAACCACGGCAAAAACAATCGAATTTTGCGCGGATCTACTTGTTTGTTTTTCCGCGTAATCGGCAGGCCCGTATCAAACGGCACGATCGCCACGTGATTCAGCTTGTACACGTCCACGAACAGGTCGCGGCATTCGGTCGACATTGCGACCACGTGATCGGCGTGTTTCAGCGCTTTTTTGAACGGCGGCGTAAGCTCTTGCCACATCGGAACGATAATCGTCCGAATGCCCCGCCGGGACGCATAATCGACCTGCTCAACCCGCGGTACGTGCGTCCAGATGATCGTCGAGCGCTTTTTAGCCCAATCGGTGAACTTGCAGTTGCCGCGGTATTTCACCGACCGGTCGTATGGCAGCTTCAACTTGCCGGGCGAGTTGTCTGAATAGATATCAAACGGCTCGCCCATAGTGCGCAGCATCGAGACCAGGCGCACAGCGAGGTAGGCCTGGTCGCAATGTGCGTAATGGGTATAGATCCCAACACACATTTTGGATTATCCGGGGGGCTGACCCTGTCCAAACTGCTGCGCCATGACCTGGGCGCCGCCCTGGGTGCGCGCCTGCTGCCGGATGTCGTCGATAATGCTCGACACCAAAGCGTGCGTTGTCGGGTCCGTCCGCTTGAGCTTGATCAGCTCGGAGTCCTTCTGCGCCTCGGGGAGCGAGAGAATCTGCTGCGCCAAGAGCTGGGCTTGGCTCTGCAGGTCCTCGGGCGTCCTGGGGACGTTGGGCGAGTTCTGCCGCTGGGCGAGGAACGCGTCTACAGGGCTGCCGCCGCCCATACCGGGCTGCGGAGCTGCGCCTGGAGGAGCGCCGCCAGGAGGCATGCCTGTGGCGCTGGCTCCAGGATCGCCTGCTCCCTGCATCATCTGGGCCTGCTGGCTCAGATCCTGCATTTGCTGGCTCTGCTCCATCTCCTTCTGCATGCGGGCCTGCTCTTCGGCGTAGATCCGCTCCTCCTCGAGCATCCGCTTTGTCTCTTCCTCGTAGTCCAGGCCCACGCTCTTGAGGCCCGTGGTCTTGGAGACCATCTGACCCTGCATGAGCTGGAGCTTAGCCATCTGACGGTTGAGGTCGTCCGCGTGCGTGACCCGCTGCAACTTGATCGAGACCGGCTCCCACGATTGAATGCGCGAGAGGGTCTGGCCCAGGTTGCGAAGAAAGTTGTTCAAGGCGTGCGGCAGATGACTCCAGTTGGCCTCGAACAGCCGCAGAGCCGCCGGGGCGGCCTGGAAGGAAAGCGTGCCGTTCATGAGTTCCACCGGCATGCCGATGCACTTCATGAGCGTGTCGAACGATTGGTTGAGCAAGTCTGTCGGCGCTAGCGCAGTTGCGTCTCCACCAAGCGCCTGATACTGCACCGGAAAAGGCAGCACGTTCCAGCGCGCCGGGTCGACGCGGCGAGCACGAAGCATCGCCTGGACGCGAGACGCAAAGCTGCCCAGGTTGATTGAGTGCACAGGGTCGCCGGAGGCTGGGTCGCCTCCGCGAGGAGCAGGCGTGATCACGCGAAAGGGAATTACATAATCCAGCGCGATCGCCTCGTTGTACCGCTTGAGAATCTGGTAGTACCAAGCTTCGCGGAAATTTACGAGCACGCGAGAAATACCCCAGCCGCGGTTGCGCATGCCAGACAGCGCATCTTCTTTGGCGTGGTAGATGACGTCCTTGTCGAACATCAGGTTTTTGCCGTCCTTGATCGCCTGGATCACCTCCCAGCTGGCGTGCTCCAGGTGGTGCAGGTGCCCGGCCTTGATCAGGTTCCGGTAGTCCTCGGGAATCTTCCAGACGTACGAGCACTCCTCGGAGTACGGATCCCAGAGGATATCAATCTCGTGCGGGCTCCAACGCTTGATGCGCAGCCCTTCTTCGCTAGAGCGCCGGTCAATATGGTTGAACTTGCCAGAGTAACGGCACTGCGGGCAGCTGGCGTGGAAGTCGAATTCTTCCCACTTGAAGTTGTAAGCGGCCGTTTTAAAGACCTTGGAGAGCGGCGCTTCAAACCCGCATTTCTTGCAGGACAGATACCGACGGAACGGGACGATCAAACTGGTAAAGCTGTTTCCGTAGGTGAGCATGTCCATCGCGATGGTCTTGAGGACCGTCTTGATGCCCAATGTTTCCTCGAGAAACACCCGGTACTTTTCTTTCTCTTCACGCCCGATCGTGTTCTCGCCCAGGTCGCTTACCTCAACGTCGGTAATAAAGTACGAAACGACCCGGTCAATGGCCTGCCGGTAGGGGCCATTGGCGTTCATGATGTACTCGCACCAGCGCAGGGCCGTCTGGATGCTCTCAGGCATCGACAGGCTGGCGACATCGCAGAACGGGTCAGGAAAGCGCTCGTCGGCCAGCGCGCCGCGACCGAGATTGCCGAATCCGGCAGAGCCAGAAGGAGTGATCACAATAGCGCCTCGTCTTTAAAGTTAACGAAGCGACTTTTTGGTCGCCTCGGCCGCAGCCTTGCGGAAATCGCCATCCAGCTCGCGAATGGCCTGCAACTCGGCTTCGGGGTTTTCGCGCGGCCGCTTGATTTGCGCCGCGGTCTTCGCCGTATCGCCGTCCTCAGAGGGGGTTACGTGGGGCGCAACAATTCCTTGCTTTTCCATCATTCGTCGGATCCTTCCGGCGCCCAGAGTGCTTTTTCTACCCGCAGGACACAGTATTCCCGTGAATCGTAAATGTACTGAAATCCCGTGGTATGAACAAGATACAGTCGGTTGTCGTCGCTTATCTTGGCGGCCCAGGGCCGAGCATATGGATCGTTACTGGGCGGAAACCAACGGGCAGCCGACTGCTCAAAACGAACGTCGTACACCAGCACAATAAACCCAGATTCTTCAGGGCTGTCCGGCTCCGGTCGCGCGACATTAACAAGTACATCGTGAAAGAAGGCCGGAACCGTGCCAATTCCTTCTTTTTCAAAATACACAAGTTTTTGCGGCGGGCCGCTGGCGGAACTTTTGGCAACAACAGGTGCGGTGGTCGTGGCCATAGGACCTTTCTTCAGGCCAAAGGCGGCCATAGGGCTGTAACCGCGGTCGATCTTGTCAATTGGCGGAGCTGCCGGGCGCGGCGGTTCGAAGTTTCGAAGTTCCTGCACTTCTTGTTCTAACTCTTCGAGCAACTCGCGCTCTTCGGTAACTTCTGGCGCAACGTCGCGCTGTACGCGGGGCGGCGCGTCGGCCTGCTTGACGGGCACGCGTTTGACATTTGATTTAGCAATACGGGCCAGTTCTTCAAATGCCACAGCAGCGCGCTCCCGAATCGAGTTGATGTCGTCGCCCTTAACGGTTTGTTTCGCCACGGCGATTGCCTTATCCACAGCGTCAGCAGTAATTTTGTCGAGCGTCAGCGTGGCGTTTCCGCCGTCTGGCTCAACGTGAATTTCAATCCGGCTGCGGTCGTGCGGATCGAACCCTTCGGGGTTTCCACCCGCGGTCGCCTTTGCGACCACCACGCCGCGCAGCCCATTAGGGCCGCGGCGCATTAGTTCGGCCAGCGATCGGCCGTTCTCCATGCGCACTTGAGACGGATCGGTGTACTGCGCGATGCTCATAAAAGCCCTGATATCTAAAGAAGAGCGTAAGCCTGGGGCCTACGCCCCAAGCTCAGCTCTCCTCGAAGGCGGCCGGGGTTAACTCCGGGCACGTACTGTATAGCGCAGATTTCGTAATCTGGAAATACAGACGACCAAGAGGAAACCCCGGACCGCAAACTTCAACGAGGTGCGCCGCGGAGGTTACTACCTCTGCCAGCACGTCACCGCCAATCAGCGAGGCACACACCAAACCAGCTTCTTTCCCCTCGGGGAAATACGGAAGCACGTGCGGATGGCCGTCTTGGGCGATCAGCCATCGCAACGTGTCGCCGGGTGGTTTGATGATGTATCGCATGATTAAGCCGCCCGATGCGCTGCCCGGGGGTGAACCGGCGGCTGCCAGTCAAACGGCGGAAGGAAATCTCCCGCGTAAGGCTCCGGCAGCTGCTGCAGGCTCTCGGCCGTAACGATCTGCGTCACGGAGAGCTTGCTGAGGACCAGCGGATTCTTGGGATTGTGCGCGGCCCGGAGCAGGTCCTCGTTGGAGGCTTCCCAGGCTGCACGACTGTTCCCGCAGGCCTTCCGCATGGCCGCCAGCACGCGATCTTCTTCGATGTCCTCCCAGCCCTTGGCGCAGTAGACCGGCGCGGTCGGGTTGCAGAGGGCGTCGAAGATCTCTTCCTCAGTAAGCCGCTCCCCAAGCAGTACGGCATCCCGAAAGTCCGCCACGATCTTTTCCAGGGTGGCCTGGTCGACGTCGTCGGGACCTGTAGCGCCGTACTGCGCCATGAGAGCCTCGGCCGGATTGAGCATCTCCCGCAAAGCGCTGGCGGGGTTCCAGTGCGGAACACCGAGCACCGGCGAGAAATCCTCGAACCCGTTCTGCCGCGAGATCGACTTCCGCACCTCTTCGTCCGCCACGATAGCGCTGTTAACCAGCGTCGTGTTTCGGAGAAGCGTGCGGTTGCACATGTCCTCGCGGAGCCGCTCGGCGTAGGCCTGGATGAGGCCGAGTTGCATGCCTTCGGTAAAAGACAGCAGCTTTGCCTCGTCGATAACCTCGCGGCCGGTGGGAAACGGCACGAGATACATCGGATGCCGCGGCGCAGCCGTCTGCACCGCCCGGGGCTGGAACATCTTTCGCTCGCCAAACCGGGCCAGCGAGCGCAGCAGGCCGACAGCCCGCCGCGCCAAGACCAGTTTGGACGAGGAGAGCACTTCGCCGCGACCTTCGGCGGTCATCGGCTGCGTGAACTCGTACTTGAAGATGGTCTGATGCGCCAGCTTTCCATTTCGCGGACGCACCACGCTGCCCGAGAAGAGCAGGCCACCGTGCTCGGTGCATTCCATCTTCACGGCAATCGGGCGAGTCAGTCGCTCATCGCGATTGCCGCCAATCGAACGCGGACCGTCGAATCGCTGCTGCTTACCTGGCAGCCACAGGAACGCGACGATGCCCTTGAGCACGTGCGCCACCTTGCTGAACCGCTGCAGCTCCGACACCTGCTGCGAGACGAGGCTTT